GAAAATACAATAGCAGACCAGGGCCTTCCTGTTAATACGATAGCTATGGCTAATCGGTTAATAGAAATTCTTCAAGAAAATAAAACAAACTGTGTATCTGATTTTAAGAAATATAAAGCTAAAGAAGAAGAGTTGGATAAATTCAAGAAATGTTTATGGCTCATTAATCAACAAGTCTATGGAGCATTGGAAATAATTAATATGTCTGATGAATGGTGGAAATTAACTAAGGAGGAAACAGATTAATGGATAAAGAAAAAGAAAAGAAAATGAGACTATGGGAAGGTGGAGTTCATCTTGATCAAACAATTACTAAAGAAAATATCGAGAAAGTTTTCAAAATTTTCAAAAAGCACAATGTTGTTATTTCAACAAGAAGTTTTAATGTCTGCAATCTAACAGACAAAGCAACAGAAAAGTTAGATGAAATTCCAGGAGTAGGAATCGATATTTGGAAAATGTAAAGGAGGGAGGTGAAAAAGAATGATTGAGGCTTTTTTAATTTTAACTTTAGGAGCAGTGGTGTTTGGCCTTTCTATTGCCTTTTATGTTATGATTTTTTGTATTCATAAAAACACAGAGAGAATAGTTCTTAAAATGATTGAACAAAATGTTTTAATTACTGATTTGTCTTTAAAGGAAACAAAAATAGAGAAAAATACTCTGGAAATGGCTTTGGGATTTGCTGCTTTTCTAAAGAAAATAAAGAAAATAAAGGGGAATTAATATGTTTTGGAATTGGTTTTGGGATCTTTATGAAATTTCATTTGGGTTAATTCAACCATGTTCAAAATGTGGATTAAAACCTTCTCAGGATTGTGGTTATTTAAGAGAAACTTATTGTTCTGAACATGAATGTGTGGCTCCAGATCAAGATTTGGAATGTGATGGATGCAAATATTTGCTTTGTAAAAAATGTAGAAAGGAGAGTTTAGATGGAAATTGTTGATCCTGGTGATAAGGTGGTTGTTCAAATTCCAAATGTCGATTCTTATTGGAATGGTAAGAAGGCTACTGTTCTTCGTAGAGTTAATAGTGAATGGTATGTTGTTAAAGTTCTTGATGGAATCAAAGAAAAGGAACTTGTGTTAAAGATAGAAGAAATGATTAAGGAAAAAAAGAGAAGAAGATAGTATTATTTAAAAATTAATAAACCCTTATACCTATTTTTTAAGACCCCTATTAGACAGCTTTAATAGCTACTCCAGACAACTTTAATGGCAAAATAAGGCCACCCTATGCTTTATATTTTAGGACTACTCAGATGGCCATTAGAGCCATTAGAATTAATATTAGATAATAGGTTGTGCTAAATATTATAATTAAGTCTTAAATTTTGTTCTATTTTAATTCTCCCCTTATTCTAATCCCGAACGTAATGATCAGTAAGGATATATAGATTATAAGATCTGTTGATCAAGGTTGTTAAATCATATCGATCTGAGATCTAAAATCCTATTCAAGAAGAGAGAGAAGAAAATAAAAAGAACTTTACTTCTTTAGGTCCAACAAATATAGTTAGGTAAATAATTTTTAAAGGAGGTAAGGTAAATGAATGAAGTACGGAGAATAGGGATGTTGCTTGAAAAACTAAACAAAAGAGAAAAACATTATTTGGCTGGATTAATTGACGAAACAGAGTTGGAGAACTATGTTGACCATGAAATATTAATTTATCTTGAGCAAAAAGGAATAGTGATTCATGAGTAAAGGGAGAATAAAGAAATGACAAAAAACATAAGGATTATAATTTTTGACGACGAAAGAAAGTCTATTAGAGATATTTATGAACTTTCAGAGAGTCAGCTCTTTACTCCTAAGGGAAATTTAAGATCGCATCCTATACATCTTTTAACAACCGCAATTAGGGGAATGCTTGAGAAAAAGACTCCCATTAATCTTGATTATGTTGAATATATGGATAAGGAGGGCAAGAATGAGAATTAAAACTTTTAACGGAGTATTAAGGAAGATTAGGGGAATAATTACCCTTTTCTTCAGATGTACAGATTGTGGCAAGCTTCTTAGTAAAGAAGAAGCGAGAGTTCATCATTGTGTTTTCCCTCATGTTGAAAGAATTAAACTGGGGAAAGTGATTAAGGCTTGGCCGGATTTTTAAAGGGGATGAGAATTGATGGAAAATAAAGCAGGAGCAACGAAAAAAAGATGTAAACATTGTGGGGTAGAAATAAAGTTTTTACATGGAAGATTTTGGCATGATTCAGGAATTATTTTTTCTCAGTATTGTTGTTCTCAATTTGATATCAATAGGAATTTATTGGAAGGGAAATTACATGAACCGGAATGGGAGAGAAAAAATGAAAAAGGAAATGTTTCCTAAAGAATTTAGAGAGTGGGCAGAAAAACGAGGAATAGAGCTTTTTCATCCGGATGATTATGGTGATTGGTGGGATTGTTGGACAAATGGATTTGAAACAGGGGTTAAGGTTCTTTCTAAAGTCCAAGAAGAAATTAAAGGAGGGAAAGGTGAATAAAGAAATTAGGACAGAAAACATAAAGAAAGGATTGTGTAAGGTCTGCGGAGTGTTTAAGGAGCATAGATTGATTCTAATTCAGCATAAAGATCGAATAATAGGAGAACATTACTTTGAAAGATGGGAATGCCAAGGTTGTCAAACCAGAGTCAAAATTTTAAAAGAAAGGAGATGAGAATGGAGGTTCTATTGTTTGTGGCTAAACTAACCATTGCTCTTGTCGCCATTAAAGCGATAATTGGTTTTCACTTTTCTTGGGAGAGGTGTGAGTGTTGTGGAAAAAAATGGGGAGATCATAAGAAGAAAGGAGATGAAGATGTTTAAGTTAAATCTTACAGATGAAGATGGAACGGTGATAGATGCATGGACAATAAGAACAGAATATGGACCAGAAATCGAAGATCTTGATGCGGAAGATGAATTTGATTTCTATGTAGTTCCTAAGGAAGTTAAAAGATTAGGAACATTGGGGGTAGGACGAAATATAGGACCTACTATTGTTGATAGAATAATGATTCTTTTAAAAACAAAATTAAAGAAGGAGAAAGAAGATGGCAGAACGGAAGAAGAAGATGTATCTGGTTGATTTTAGAAAATATGAGGCTGAACAACTGAAAGATGTTGATTTTAGTGTAGAGAAAGCCACGAATTCTACTTATGTTAAAGTTGGAGTCCCTATTTCTGAAGAAGAAGTTAATGATCTTTTAGCAGAAGGATGGGAAATTGAAATAAGAGCTCCTCAGAACAAAGACTTTAAATAAAGGAGAAAGAGATGGTAAAAGTTGATTCGCATCAAACAGTTGGCGCAAAAGAACTTATATTATCTGTTATGGAAAAGTCAATTTCTTTTGTAAGAGAAGTGGATGAAGATAAACCTAACTCTGATCACTTTAGACAATTTCATACAGAAAACAGAGGTTTAATAGAAGCCCTTAAAAGAGCTAAGGGCTTGATTAAGAGATTTCTAAAATAAATAAAGAACTTTACTTCCTTAAATCTGCCTTATATATTATATTTAACTTAAATAAGGTTGAACAAAAAAGGGTGAAGAAATGCAAATAGGAGAATTAGGTATTTTAAACAAAGAGCAGATAATGGCTTTTAAGATAGAAATTGCAGAAGAAGCCAAAGCTCCGAGGCAGAAGCGCAGAATATATTTTAGACCCAAGAGAACTATTAAGAGAGCCAAAAGAATTTTGATTCCACCTAAAGAAGTTACCTGTAAACTCTGTCATAAAAGAATTAATATAAACGACGCAATCCTGGAAGAAGGGGGAGGAATACAAGGTCACCGAAGTTTTTGGATATGTAGATCACATTAAATTAAAGATAATTAGTGGCGATACGGCGGGATTAATAACGTATCTATGGCCCGGAACTACGGACCTCGATCAAGTGTGTCAGCTCTTGCGAAGTATTGGGTTGATAAGCCCGTTTGGGTGGAGCTCGGAAGAGCGGAGAAGCCCTAACGATCGGCAACACAGATACCGTGTCGGTGGGAAACCGGCCCACTTTAATTTTTAAATAGGAGGAAAGTAGGTGGGACAATATATGTCGGCTAATATTTCTGTGTCGCTTAAATCTGTTTGTAGACTTGCAGAAGCTCTTTTTCTTCCACTCCCTGAACCAGATCCCAAAAATCCTGAATTTGCGATTCTTACAGCTAAAGAAGTGAGAAGATGGATAGAATGGGAGGACGGTTGGAACGATATTCCTAATGAGCTATATCTTATAAAGCTTGTTATGCAATCAGACGCAAGTTCTTATATTTATCAGAAAACACAACGAGCTGATCAGTTAAATCTTAAGGGCTTTGAAAGAAAGAATTTCTTACGAAAAGCGACTAAAGAATACCGTTTAATATTTGCGTAAATAAATATGAGCTAAGGAGGATTAGATGGATGATCACTTAGGAATATTGGTTAAAGCAAGAATGATAAGCGATTGGGTGGGTGAAGCAGTTTCTGATGTCGCTTATTCTGTAGATGAGGATGATGAGTATTGGGGGAAGAAGATTAAGAAGGCTAAAGCGAATGGAGTAAGAGATATTAAAGGATGGTTGGCTGATGAACTTTATAATGATGAGGATACTTTATCTGATCTCTTAGGTGACAAGGTGTACGATGAAGCCAGAGGAGATAAGGAAATTATGATAAAGATTTTAGAGGAAATTAAAAGAAGTTCACATCTGGCTCTTGCAAAGGTTTGTGAAAAATCGATTAAAAGATGGAGGAAAAGATGAATGAAAGAGAGATGTTTGAAGAATCTTTTAAAAGACCTACAAACTATTTTAAATTATCTGAATTTGAACAATGGGAGATAGATAGAGAGTTAGGGATTTTAGATTGGAGAGGGAGAGATCTTACAAAGGAGGAAATTAAAAGGTTTAATAATCATTATGATGATGAATAATATATTAATTAAAGGAGAATTTAAATGGATGAAATGAAAAGGCAAATAGTTAAAAAGTTAATAGAAAAAGGAGAAAAAGAAACCCATCTCTATATAATAGAGTGGGTTTATTCGGAGAGAGATACTATTTGTCAAGGAGATCAAGATTTAATTAGAACAATTTTTGACAACGATGAAGAGGAAGATGATCAGGTTAAGAAAATAACTAGATTTGTGGAAGATAAAGAAGTACAGGTGATAAAGCCTTTTATAAAAGTTCTTGAGGAAACAGAAATAGAATAGAAAATAGAAATAAAGGAGGGAATGAAATGGTAAAGAAGAAGAAAAAAGAGGAAATCTTATATATAGTAGACTACGAATCAGGAGACACTGATGTTTTTTTGAATGATAAGGAAATATTAGATAATGTAGGTGAAGAGATAGATGAAATCGCTCAAATACTTAAAGTTAAAGTGGTGGAAACTTTAAAAATAAAGAAAAAATATTATATAGAAATAGAGAAGACAAAAGAATAGTTATATAAAGAATAGTTTTATATTAATCTATCTTCTTTATATAATAAAGAAGATCTTGTTTTTCTTTCTTTTCTTCTTGATTCTCTTCTCCCCTTGATTTAGTTTTGATCCTCCCCCTCTCTTCCGAACTCCCCCCTTTAATTATAATGATGCTTATTACGAATGCCAATGAGTATAGTATATAGAGTATCTTTATCTATTCATCTATCTATTCATCTATCTTCATCGTTAGATCAATATATCAGATAGAAGATCCTTAATATAATAAAGAAAAAGAAGGATCAATAGATGAATGATATAATAAAGATAATAATAAATCAAGAACGAATCTAAGAACAAATCAAGAATAATCTAAGAACAATCTAAGAAAATCTTAATAAGATTTAAATAATGTAATAATTACAATAAAAAGTAAAGAAAAAGGAAAAATCTTAATAAGATTTAAATAATACAATAACTACAATAAAAAGTAAAGAAAAAGGAGGCCTCCCTTCTGTCTGTCTGTTCATCACAATATATGCGGAGTGAATCGAGCCAATAAAAAGATGATCTGAGATCCACGAGTTTATTAGAGATCTGTCTTATTATAGATTTTAAGGGGCAAAAAAATAAATGTAGTAATTACAGATAGTTATTTAAGAATTGGTTATTACTGTATACCCCCTTGGATATAGTAAGATGGTAAAGTTTCCTGAAAAACGAAGTTACCGTAGGACTCTATTTTAAAATTAGAGAAGATAGGCTTATAATATATAGGTATTTTATAGCAGCAATAATTATATATTATTTTAATCCAGAAGCGGCCTAATAGCCCTTCCAGAGCAATAGCTTGTTAATTTAAGCACACAAGCATTAATGTTAAGCAAACTGTTATCCAGAGGCCTATTAGATTAAATTCTTTTTAATAGCTTTTTTTAGAAGGAAATCTTGATCTCGTAATTATTAGATTCCGAACGTAACATGAATCATCTAATTAAATTAAATGATTTGAGATCTTAGAATTAGAGAGCTGAGCAGCTTTATGTTGCTTGGGAAAGATCTGAGATCATCTGTTCGATAGTTAAATCGAGGGTTATCGAGGGTAACTGTCGATATGAGATCATCGCAGCGGCAAGCAGCAGGAAGGGATATTAAAAAAGAACTTTACTTCTGAGGTTCTGGGTATTATGGTAGTACCTGTGTATTTAATAAATATTAAAAAGTTAATTTTGATAAGGAGGAAATAAGGATGGGGAATATATATTGTACGAAATGTGGAGTAGAAGCTATGGGTAAATGTCCCAAATGTAGGTCCGTTTTCACAGAAAAATATCCAGAACAACTATCTGAAAAAGAAAAAAGTTGTGAACATAATTGGGAGTATAGAGTATCGCAAGAAAAGTGTATTTATGGCTGTGGTTATGTCAGTCCGCTAATTTATGCAGGCCAGTTTTAAATAATCTTTACCATATCCTTATTACCCTATATTAAAATAAGGCAATAACTAACATATAATTTAATCTATGATAAGTCTGAGGATGTCCATACTGCGTCCTTTTATAAATTGCATACCTAAGTGTGCCTTTTATATACCCATGACCCTACACCCGTATCCTTCCCTATTTTAATATTTAAAAATTAATTTAAAATCTCTGATCTCGTATTATATATATCCTCTCCAATGATCTAAGATCAGCTATATCAATAACTTCCTCTATAGATCTATAAATTTAAATCTTATATTACACATATATGATCTAAGATCTAAAGTTATTAAAGGAATCTTCGATCTCGTATTCTTCATATCTTCTCCAATGATCATATAGGAGGTCTTGGCGAAAGAAGGGTAAGATCTTAGAGCTTAAAGTCGTTATACTTAATTATATATAATTAAGTATAACTTGTTAAGCTACTTAATTATATATAATTATATATAGTGGCTTTTTAAGTAAAAAAAATTTGCTTTATAAAAGCTTTTTTAGGCTTGCCTAACATTTTAAGTTTATATAAACTTTTTTGTGCTTAACAAGTGTATGCAAGCAATATGCCAAAAACTATATAAAAGCATATAAAAATAAAAGTAAAATAAAAGTAAAAAAAAGCAAAAAAAACCTTGACAAGTTTAATATTATTTAGTAGTATGTTAGTTAATGCTTAATTATGTTTTATTTAGTCACATACCTTGTTAACTTGTTCAAGCTTGAATGACAAGTATAAAATACAAATAAATAGTCAATATATGTACCTTGTGCCTTGCATAATCAGCAAAGCAAAGCAATGGCCTGTTAAAAAGCTTTTAAAGCTTGCCATATCAATCTTATTTATTACTTTTTCAATAGCTGATATAGAGCATAAAAGGACTAACACAATGACTAAAGCAAAAAATAAGGGTAAAGTCACCCCTAAGCAAAAAAAGCGTGCTGTGATAGCTAATAAGGCCATTGATGGCAATAACAAAGTGCTTTTCAATACCATGTTTTTCCCAAATAGTAAAAAAGGGGAGCTTGAATATTGTAATATGGTTTTAAATGGTAAAACCTTGACTTTCAAAAGTAATACAAAAAGCAATATCAATATTGATAGTATCAGTAATATGTCGGATAACATCAAAAAGCTTTTTAAAGCTTTAAAGCCAAATACTGAAAAACATATCTTTGCATATCGTAACACTTTCCCTTGTTATGGCTTAAGTGATAAGGCAAGTAAAAGCTTTAAAGCAACCATTGCTTATTTTTACCATAAAGCTAATATGATTTGTATTAATGCAAATAGGCATTACACTTTTCCGTCAATAGTTGAAAAGCTTAACAAGGCAAAGCTTGTTTTTACAGCGCATAAAACATATTGCCTCGTTGCCGTTACCGATGATAGTTTGAAAAAGCTTGTTCCTGTATGCAATGAATTAATCAAATAATCTTTTCAAGCTTGCAAGCGTATAGCCTTATAATTTAATCTATGTTTAATTTATTTGGTTAATATTTAATGGCTCAAAGTACGCTTGTAAGCTAATATAAAAGGATAAATAATGGAAAAAGCAATAGATAAAGCTTTACAAGCTTTGAAAGACTTTGATTTGTTTATTGAACAACACACAATGTCAAATATTGACATCGGTAATGATAGTTATTTTCAAGGCAATTTTAAACAAGCAAGTTTTAATAGTAATGATAATAACAGTATTGACTTTTATATTAATCCAAATAAACAATTAAACTTTGATTAACAAGTATAAAACTACTTGCAAGTAATAATAAGTAATGACAAGTATAAAACTACTTGCAAGTAGTAACAAGTAATGACAAGTATAAAACTACTTGCAAGTAGTAACAAGCAAAACAAGTATATGCACAAAATAATTTTTTTTAAAAAGGGGGGCGGAGGTTCCTTCTCAGTTCGGAGTCGAAAAAATTAAGTCCTGATTTTCTCAATTCGAAGAAGAATTTTTAAATGATTCTGATTTTTCAATTCCGAATTGAGAAAATTAAGTCCTGAAAAATTTAAGTCTTAAATTAATCCCCCCTTCAGATAAAATAATCGAGACAAATTTAAGCTATATTATAAAATCCCGCTAAAAAAACCCATAGGCAACTATAACTTTACCACCAAGGACCTAACCTGGACAGTCTCAGAGCTTCTCTAGACAAAAAGGCTTATTAAATATGCACTGTAAAATAGCCATAAATAGGCCATAAACAATAAAAGAGGCTCCAAATGTCCTTAAAAAGAACCCAAACTAAGAAAAAGCTTATAAAATGAAGAAAAAACGATCAAGAAAGGACATTTGGAGCCAGAAAAGGTTATAAAGGATTAGAGAGGGTGTTTAGAGTTCGAGAGAAATTAGAAATTGGAGATTAATCAGTTAATTGATCAGCATGGACGAACAATGCTTTCCAGAGAATTTCTTCGGATTTTTTAAGATTTTTTAAGATTTGGAATTTCTCTTAATTCCATATTTAGCTTTTAAAGCTTTCTTATTCATCTTATATGGATCTCCAATTACATACATCCATCCTAGGATGTCTTTACGAATTCATGTAAAAAGAATCTGTATCCATTGAGGTAGTCGATATGTGTATCTGATATACCAATGATTTAATGGATTCTCTTTGAAGATAATTAACTTAGATTTTTTATTTAGTTTCATTTTAAAAATTCAAGATGACTTCTGTTTCTTATTTCTAGTTGTTCTTCAATTGCGTCTTCTAATTTTGGATGTTTATCAATCCATTCTTGTTCAAGTAAATATTCTAGATAACTACGAGGAACATTATCAATATTTTCTCCTCTATATTTTCCCCAAGGCATATAGTATTCTTGATCAGACATTTTTAATTTTCCATTTTTTCCATCTGCAGTAATCTGTGATTTGCTCTGTATTCCATTTTTTATATTTCATATATTTTACGATAGGAGCAGCTTTGATACAGACATTGTTTTTCAGAACAACCCCTGCACAGAAATAAGGAGAAGTTATTTGGATAAGCTTATTCTTTTTCTTCTTTTTTTTCATATCTTATGTGTGGATACATTCCATCTAAAATAACTTTTTCTCCACAGTTTTCACATTCATGAGCCCAGAGATTATTTCTTCTATTTGTAAGTAAGTTATCTTCAACTTTTCCATTTTCTAAGGCTCTACAGAATCCTAATTTACATACATTACATCGCCAATTCACTTCAAACGTTCTGACTTCTTTTTTTTCTTCTCCCATTCCACATCTCCTTTTTTACAATCTACTGTTATTTTCCCTTTCTCATTAGTAATATAAGCTTTATGTATAATCATATCTGGGCGATTTTTAACAGAATCTACTCTTTCGTTTAAAGCCATATACAAGGCTTCTAAAGTTTTTATTCTATTTTCGAGAACTTCTGTTTGTTTAAAATAAGTTTTTGGAACTATAGGAGAAACTTTTTTTTCTAAAATAGGAAGCCATCCGAATCCTGAAGCAATTACAATGGGTCCTATTATTAATGACAATAAAACTAGACAATATTTTAATTCTTTCATTCTATACCTCCTCAAATTTACGATATTCCCACCAAATCAGATTTTCCTGTTTGGTCCCAGCAGGTTCAGACATCCAACACCATTCTAAGATCACGTTCTTTTTGGAAAAGCTATTAGCTTTTTTAATTACTTGTTTAAGAATAGAAGTAACAAAAATATTTCCAAATTCTCTTTGTGGAAGTTCTGTAAGTTTTCCTTTGATTGATTTGTCATGATCTCTTACCATAGCTCTTAAAAGTTTATAACAAAAATCTACAGCAAATTCGCCATTTTCTTTAATTACAACATTTCCAGCTAATCTTCCATTATCTGGAGTTTCTGCATCTATCATACAATGATAACTTTTGAAAGTTAAGATTAAAGATTCGTTAATTATATTTACAAAAGAAACATCTGTTTTGTGAGGAGATTGTACGGATTCGGTTTTTCTATTTCTTTTATAAGTCCTTATGTTAAAAACTTGATCAGGGGTGTCTTTATGGATTTTATAGATCCATTTTGTTACTTGATCAAATTTTTTATCAGAAGAATCAGGAGGAAGATAAAAAAATCTTGGAGTATTAAATCCTTCTTTTGCTAATTCTTCTATTCTATAAATTTTAGCTTTTTGCTCCTCAGATGTCCATGCACTTTTTTTCATTTTTTCTCCTTATTTTGGTTTTTCATAATAGTTTTTATAGTTTTGAGTTCTTCCTTTCGTAAGACGGACTTAAATTTAAGAATAGTTAGAATTGTAGTAACCCGATTAAAGTTATTTGTGCTATATTTTTTTCTTTTAACAATTTTCTCTGACTTAAGCCTTTCATCAAATCCGTATAATTTAACAAGTTTCCTTGTTTTTTTAATTATTGAAAAATTATTCTCTTTATCTTCATTAAGAATTTTGTAGATACTTGGCTTAATAGAATGATCTTTATGGTATGATTTCATCAAGTTTTTTAGATTTCCAAATTTTTTGATTAAAGTAATTGCTTCTGTTTCTCCAATTCCTGGTAATCCTGGAACTTCATCAGAAGTGCATCCGCATAAACTCATTACGTCTAAATATCTAGAAGGAGAAATTCCAAATTTGTTAAGGAATCCTTCTTTGTCAAAAACATTATTATTTTTGCCTATAAGTAGAATAGAATTTCTTTGATCTATAGTCTGGAATAAGTCATGGTCATTAGTAAGTATTAAACATTCTTTATCTTTAAAGACTTTTTTAGAATAGTAGTGTAATAAATCATCAGCTTCAAAGCTGTTTGTCCAAACTTGTTTAACGCCCATATAATATAAAAGGTAGTGAGCAATAGATAACTGATTATAAAAATCAACAGTTTCTGAGATTTTTCTTCTTGAATTTTCTTCTCTAGACGCTTTGTATTTTTTGAACATTTTGGTTCTTAGTTGATCTTTTCTGTTTCTATTAATTGGGTCGTAACAAACGATAATCTTACTTATATCATATTTTCTAATAGAAGTTATTAAAGATCTAATAACTCCAAAAGTAACTCCAGTATTAAGTTTGATTTTTGTTTTTTCGTTTTTAAGTAAATCCTTGATTTTGTTGCCAATTTTGTTTTTACTAGAGAAAGAAATCATTTCTCCAGTATTAGAATCTAAAAATTTTATAGGGATGTTTTTTTCTTTAGAGATTTTAGAAAGAATTTGTTTTTTGAATTTTTTTGAAAAGATAGAAAGATCTGAAATTTTGACCTTACAAGATAAATTGCGAAATTGATAAAACATTTTTCTGGCAAAAAGGTTTCCGTCAATAATTAGAATTTTGGACATTATTTCCTCCGATTAAAAATTTTATTATTATAGGTTAATACCGTTTTCTATTTTTTAGATTTCCTGAGGATTTCTTGAATAGTCAGAAAAATTTTTGACAAGAGATAGAATTTTATTAACTAAATTTCATTTAAAATTTTTTTGTTGCTTTTTTTGTCTTTTTTGTTTAGATTTAAAACAATGGGGCCTAATTTATGAAATTTAAAGCTAAAAAAAAGAGTTTATCTTTAATCAAAAAGAAGAAAATTAAAAAGGGTTCTTCAATTTCTGAGACTGAAAAATTTTTATTACAACAGAGAGCCCTTGTTCTTCTTTCTGATAAAAAAAAGTCAGTAAGAGAAGTTGCTAGAACTTTAGAAACAACTCTTCCTACAATAAAGGCTTTTTTTGAAGATGAAAATTTTGTAGAAGAACTAAATTCTAGGATAGAATATATTGAAGAAGTTGATGATGAATTTTGTTTAGATCAATCAAAAATTTCTTTATCACAATTATACGATAGTTTTAGAAAAAGGATTTCGAATGACGAATTAGATGATATTCCATTAAAAGATCTCCATAAGATGATAGTAGAGACACAAAGGGAATTTAGACTTGATAGTCCAGGTTCTGTTACTCAGAAAATTGGGCTAGTTGACCTTACAAGCTTACAAGGTCGTTATAATGATTCTTTATCTGGTAAGATAAGAAAAAGAAAAATTGAAAAATTGAAAAAGTTAAAGTCAGGAGATTCATGTGTCGAAGATAAAGAAAAAAGATCTTCTGGAAGAGCTTGATGAAATTTTTGAATCTTCTAAAAAGAAAAAGAAGAAAAAATCGAGCTTAACTGAATTAAAAAAAATAAAGAAGAAAAAGGCCCTTCTGAAAGTTAAAGATCTTTTAAAGTCAAAGAAATCTCCTAAATCAATAGTTAAAAAATATGAGAAGGAAGCTGAAGAAGAAATCCAGAAATGGCTTGCTACGGAATCTGGGTTCTTAGAAGGGTTTACAGAAGATGTTTTTGGAAATCCTTCTAGTTTATATGGTTATCAAATAAAATATCTTGATGATAGAAGTTATTTTATCCATATAGACAAAGCGAGACAATGTCTTCCTAAAGGAAGTATGGTTTCTACCCCTATTGGTCCTATTGAAATTGAAAATCTAAAATCAGGTGATTTGGTTTATAGCTATAATATTAAGAAAGGAAGAATTGAAATTGATGAAGTTGTTGAAGTTTGGGAATCTGGAATAAAAAAATGTCAAAGATTTTTTACCAGATCCTGTAACAGAGTAGAAGCTGGAAAAAAACATCCTTTTTTGTTAGAAGATAATTCTTGGAAGAAAAATAAAGATTTAGAAAAAGGGGATGAATTAAAATATTGTTCAGGTAAGTTTGGAAAAATAAAAGCTCCAAAATCTGAAATTCTTCTTCTTGCATATTTCATAACAGATGGAAGCACTATAATTCAGCCGAAATTTACAAATAATGATAAACGGCTAATTAAGGATTTCATTAAAGCTGTTAAGATTTTTGATCCATCTTTAATATTTCGAACAGTTCCAAAAGAAAATGGATTAGAAACTTTTCCTCATGCTAAATATGGAACTTGTAAAAAAAATAAAGTCCATCATATTTTAGAAAAATGGGGCTTTAGAGGAAAAAGAAAAGAAGTTAAATTTCTTCCAGAAGAAGTTTTTTTATGGAATAGAAAAAGTGTTCGTCTCCTCCTTAATCGAATGTTTTGTTGTGATGGATGGTATAGTCGTTCAAGAGACATGGTTGAAGGAGTTGGGTTTGGAACTTCTAATAGAAAATTAGCTTATCAAATCCAGCAACTTTTATGGAATTTTGGAATAGAATCAAAAATAAATGAATATAAGGGAGGCCCTCATCCTAAATATGGAACTGTTAGAGATTTTTGGAAAGTTATAATTGCTTATAGAGGATCAATCTCAAAGTTTTATAATGAAATTGGTATTGCAACAAAGCAAGAAATTCCACTAAGGCATTATCAGCACCATCTGAGAGAAAAGAATAGGGTTTTTAAGTGGTCTGAAGAATGTGGAGATAAACTTTGTTTTGATATATCTACAAAGAAAAATAAAAATTTTATTTTTGAAGGATTAGTTGTTCATAATACAGGATTTAGTTATATTTATGCAGGAAGATCAACTGCTAGATCTCATCTACAAACTCATCATACCTCTATTTTTATTTCCATTAATCAAGAAGAAGCTAATGAAAAAGTAATTTATGCAAAAGGGCTTTTTGAATCTCTTCCTCTTTCTGTAAAGAAAAAAATAGTTGTTGACAATAAACATTCTTTAGAATTTGAAGATAAAGCTGGAAGAATGAAATCTAGAACAAGGATTATTTCTCATGCCCAAAGAGAACCTCGAGGGAAAGGTGGGAATGTAGATGTTTATTTAGATGAAGCTGCTCATTATACATGGGGAAATGAAATTTATGTCGCAGCAGTTCCTATTATCACCAGAGGGACAGGGTCATTAACCATTGGAAGTTCTCCTCTTGGGAAAAAAGGAATTCATTATGATATCATGGCAGTAGATTCTTATAAAAGAATTTATACTTTTCATAGAATTTTTTGGTGGCATTGTAAGGATTTTGTTAAAAGAGGAAAATTTAAAGAAGCTTGGCGTAAAGCTTCTTTTATGTCTACAGAAGAAAGGGTTGTTACTTTTGGTTCTGAGAAAATTGTAGGGATCTTTATTTCTATGGACATAGAACAATTTCAACAAGAATATGAACTTCTTCATATTGATGAATCTGTTTCTTTTTTCCCTATTGACCTTATTAATTCATGTGTTTATGAAGTTGTTATTGATAATTTGTTTCTAGAAGAAGATGAATATTCTGAAAAACTAACTTTTCCAATACAAGAAAAATATCCCAAAGTTGATTTTGAATTTTATAAAAATATAGAAGATTTAGAATTAGCCATAAGGGATGGCAAAATTGAAGGAGATTTATATAGTGGTTATGATGTTGGAAGAAAAAAGCATTCTGGAGAATTTTCAATTATTGAAGAAAAAAGAGGAAAACATCCTCTTCAGATAATTAGACATCTAAGGACTTTCCGTAATAAAAAATTCAGATTTCAAAAAAACTACCTTAAAAATTGTTTAGATGTTTTCCCTAATTTAAAAATGAAAATAGATAGCGGAGGTATGGGCGAAGATATGGCTGAGGAATTAGGGGATTATTCTTGGAGAGTAGAACCTATACATTTTGATAATAAGTGGAAAGAGGAAATATGTTCTGATACAAGAATTAGGTTAGAAGATCAATTAATCGCTATTCCAAATTTAAAGGATGTTAAAAATCAAATACATTCAATTAAAAGAAAAGTTACTGATTCTGGAAGATTTATTTTTGATGCAGAAAAGAACAGAGCTCATCATGGAGACATTTTTTGGTCTATTGCAATGGCCTCTTCTTTTGGAGTAAGACCTATTAAACAAAGAATAATGATTCCTAATATGGGTTCTGGAATAGAAAAAGCGGCTCCTAGAGTTGTTCCTATAAGCCAAGCAAGATTGTTTGCTAAAACAATTAGACCAAAAGCAAGAATGCCGATGGGAGTAGCAGGTCTTAAAAGTCCAGTTGAAATTAATCAGCTTCATTTAAGGGAAATTGCAAGAGGATAATATGGTGAAAGCTAAAAAGAATACAAAGAAAAAAATAGAAGAAAGAATTTCCAAAAGTAAGATTGTGTCTCCTAGGCTTGCTAAGAGATCAAAAAAGAGTTTAGCTCAAAGTGTCTTTGTAAAAGAAATTATTTCTTTTTTTAGTGAAGATATTCGAAAGGAATTTTTAATTTTTCTTGAGGAAAAAACAAGAACTAAGTCTAATAAAGGAATTCGTTCTAAAAATAAATCTTCCAAATTAAAAAAAGAATATAAAAAAGAAGGTTCAGAGCCTATTTCTTTTAAAGAAGTAACTTCTTATAGAAATCCTCTTTTTTCTGCAGGAGGGCCAGAATCTCCAGAGGAATATAATCCAGAAACAATTGATGTTGATACTTTTGATTTGATGAGAAGGGATCAACAATTAGCTGCTGGACTTGCCATTATTAAACTTCCAATAGTAGCTTTACCATGGAGAATAGTTTGTGATGATGAAAAAATAGCTAAAACTGTGGAATGGGCTATTTCTAAAATATGGAGAAATTTAATTAAATCTTCTTTATTGGCTGTGGATTATGGGTTCGCAAGCCATGAAAAGGTTTGGGAAAGAGATAGTGTTAAAATTTCTCATATAGATAAAGAAGGTGGAGAAGAAATTTATTATGAAGGAGATTTGGTTTATTATAAAAAAATAAAGCCCCATCATCCTTCTTCGATTAAAATAAAATTTGATGAATATCAAAATGTAGAAGAAATTATTCAAGAATCTTCTATAGGAGAAGATATTCATCTTCCTATTCGTAAATGTTTTTTGTTTACAAATGATAAAGAATTTGGAAATCCTTTTGGAGTTTCCAGACTTAAAAATGCTTATAAAGTTTGGTTTTGGAAAGAATTATTGTATCAATTTATGATGCAATATTTTGAAAGAAGAGGAACTCCTCCCACAATAGCTACAGCTCCTCCTGGTAAATCACAAGATTCTGTTGGTACAGAAATTTCTAATTTAGAATTGGCTTTAAGATTGGCTTCTTCTTTAATTAGTACAAGTGTTGCTGTTCTGCCTTATCAGCAATCTAAAGATGGTAAAGAAAATATGTGGAAATTGGAGCTTTTAAATGATGATGCAAGAGGGCCAATGTTTATAGAAGCTCTTCAACATTTAGATGCAAGGTGTTTGCGATCAATTTTTGTTCCTGAAAGTATTTTTACACAAGAAGGTGGAGGTGGATATGCAGGGTCTTCTATTCATGCAGATTTATTTTTAATGTCAGAAAAGGGGCTAATTACAGATATAGAAGAATCAGTTAACGAACAGATAATAACTCCTTTTGTGGAAGCAAATTTTCTTCCTGAAAAAATAAAGCCTTGTGGGATTAAACTTGATCCTTTAGATTGGAATAGAAAAATAGCACTTAAAGAAATCTTTTCAGAACTTATTCGAAATATAGATACAATGATTCAAATGGGAATTGCTCCTAATATTATTCCAAATATTGAAAAAATGGCAGAAATTTTAGAAATTCCAGTTCAAACTTGGGAAGAAATGACAGGGATTTCTGCAGAAGAATTATTAGAAAGAACAGTTACGACTGAATCTAATGAAAAAAAGAAAGAAGAAGATGATAAGAAAATTAAGAAAAAGGGAAGAAAGGTTCCTAGAAAAAAAAGTGTTGACCAAACTTCTGATAGAAAAAGAATTAATCCTGGAGGAAGAAGAGGAGATCGGGCAAGAAAAACCGATACAACTAAGAAATCTAATGAATAAAAGGGAGGAATGAAAAATGATAAGGATTTTTGAAAGAACTTCTATTACTCACCACTCTTTTCCTTCAATTGCTATAGATGGAACTGGAGGAGGTCCATTGGGAGTTACAGACTCCGATGAACAGGGGGTACATTGTGGAATCCTAAGAACTTTAGGAGTTTCTTGTGATTCTACGAGTTTTGATCTAAGTGTTCGTACAAAGTCAAATGCTTTAGACCATACCATTGATGAAATTTACAGATATACAGGAATTAATAGACATATGATTGATGACAATCTTTTTCTTGGATGGGAAAACAGAGATGCGACTTTAACAAGGAATCTGTATGTTACTATAATTAATAAAGATCTTTCCAAAGCAACAGGGACAATTGAAATAACTATGACAAATGATATTAATAGAAGATATTCTGGAAGAAAGTAAAATGGGAGGATAAAATGGGTCGAGAAATTCCGATTACTAATAGAGATGATATTCAGGGAGGAGGAGGAAATCCTGGGGAATGGGGGTCTCCAATTTCTACAACTATTTCAGGAGGAATTTTAAATCTTACAAAAAGTGGAAGTTATATAGTTTCTCCTGAAAGTGGTTCTTCTGATGATCTTGATAAAATAACCGGATTAAGTGTAGGAGACGAAGTTATTTTGTCTCCGGAAAATGGAAAAACTATAGTAATTAAGAATGGAACTTATTTACAAATTCGAATAGACTTTACAATGGATAGCCAATATGATAACATGAAATTGTTTTGTGTAGGTTCTAATGTTTGTAAACAAAGCGGAAGAAATGGAAATGCTTAAAATCTCTATCGTAAGGAGAAGAAAGATGAAAAAAAGAATTTTTTTAGGATCTCTGGCATTTATTATTTTTATTTGCTTAAATTGTAGCATATCTTTAGGAGCAGATGGGGATCCTTTTTATCATGGAGAAGTTTTCGAAAAATTTAAATTAGACCAAAATGTAGAAACTCTCTCTGGAACCAAAACTTTAGTTGTTGAAGATAAACCAGTTCAAAAATTGGATCCTAATGGTTCTGATAGAGATGGCATTTTACCTGCTGAAGCTATTTCTACAGATTTGGTTTTTTTTATTTACAATACTGCCAATGGAATAGGAGAAGATATAACTATTAAGAATGATGCTTCTGCTACAATTGTGACTCTTGGCCCTGGTATGGGAATGGAATTTATTTGTGACGGAATAAACTGGGTTGCTTTAGATGATGAAGGGATACAATATGATTCAGTTGCAGGAATAGTGACTATTGCAAGTCTAATTGTATCTACGGCTGATATTAATGCAGGTACTTTTGATGGTATAGTTGGCGGCACTACTCCGGCGACAGGGAGTTTTACTGATTTATCCAGCACAGGAACATTCGACTGTGATAGATATGAAACCATCTGGATACCTGCAAATCAGATGACACCCACAGCGACCAATGGAGCTACAGCCACAACGATCGAAGAAAGTACTGATGACCAAAATTATGATTATTATGCCTTTGATCCTACCACAGAAGAATACGTAGAGTTTAGCATAGTGATGCCTGAAGGATGGGATCGTAGTACTATTAAAGTCAAATTCTATTGGAAAGGTGCTGTTGGAGCTGATGATGCAGAAACTTGTGAATGGGAAATAGGTGGTTATGCTATCGGTGATAGCGAACCAGTCGATATAACATCAGCGAATACACAAGTTATTTCTGACACCATCGCAACCGGCACAGATACAGATTTATTTATTACAGATGCAACGCCAGCTATTACTATCCAGGGAACTCCAGCACTTGGGGATCTTGTCCATTATAAAATGAGTCGTAATGTTGGTGGCACAGATGATATGGATGATGATGCACTATTAGCCGGTGTGCTTATTCAATATAAAATAACTAATGCTGTAGCGGCCTGGTAGGGAGGTGAGCTGATATGTTGAAAATACTAATAACAATACTGATTGGCTTTTTAGCTTTACCTCCATTTGTATTTGCAGGAGAAGGCCGGAGGGCATTTCAGCCGGATTGGAAGATACCGCTTGCACATGATGTCAGACCGAGTATTGACAGGGCTGGCCTCGGCGATGGCGATGTAACCAGTCTGCGGAATAGCGTAGCTAATGGATGGGTAAAGGAAAGTCAGTCTGCGGAATAGCGTAGCTAATGGATGGGTAAAGGAAAGTGTGGTATTCGGTGAAGCTGTTGCCTCTGCTGATAGTCGATGCAGTTTTGCAGATGGGCAATCCTGGGTTGCCATAGATGGGAAGGATTACTCTGCCTATGCTAATACAGGCTATAAGATCACACTGGTTGATGATGAGGGAAGAAAAGCAGTTGCCTATGTTGAGGCTGCTGGTGGTGGGGAGACATTAAATTCAAATATTATAGACAATAGTTCTTTCACTGCATGGACAGGTGACGATCCAGACGACTGGGGTGTTAGTGGAACGGAAGATGGAGATGCATATATTACAGAATCAGTCGGTGGGGGAGAGTGTCGTATCTATACTACATCCGACGCTATTGGTGTTTATCAAAATCATGGTTTACACACTGTTCAAAATTGTCTTATCAAATTTAGCATAGATATTATTGATGTAA